TGGCTGGCCCACCAAGGAATACCAGCCGCCTCCGGCTCAGGGGTTACTGGTACGCGACGTACGCAGCGGGCGGCACGTACGCGCCGGACGCCTTGATCTGCATGATGGCCGCGCCACCACGCTGACGGATGCCGGTGCCGATGCCGCGGTTGTAGAAGCTGTCGATCAGCGGGTACGAGTTGTCGCGCCCCTTGATCAGCTTCAGGCCGCGGAGGCTGGCGTTCTCGTGCTCGCGGATGCCGACCGGGTTGTTGAGGTTGGCGCGACCACCGGTGGCGACGTCGGCGATGTACCCCGCGGGGAACAGGTCGTCCTGCACGATGAGCAGGTTGCCGTACTTGCCGATGACGTCGAGGCCCGCGTAGGTGGCAGCGGGCTGCGCACCGGCGAGGGACTGGCCCAGCTCCAGGATGCGGTCGATAGGCTGCCCCTGGGCGGGGATGAAGTCGTACGTCGCACCGTTGGACATGCGGAAGGTCGAGATGACCTTGCCCTCGCGGCTGTGGACCAGGAGGACGTGGACCGTGCCGGACGCGGCGGTGTAGCCGTGCTCGGCGACGTTCTCGTAGATGTCGTCGAGGTCCTCCGGCGTGACGGTGGCCCCGCCCGACACCATGTAGTGCGTGTGCTGGCCGTCGAAGGTGTTGCTCTTGACGGCGGGCGGCACGGTGCCGTCGGCGTTGTACAGCGAGTACACGTTGACGTCGCGCCCGTTGATGTCGGCCAGGCGGTTGGTGTTGGTGTAGAGCGCTTCGAGGTCCTTGGTGAAGACCAGGCGGTTGTCGGCGTCGAGGATGCCGTTGTTGAAGGCCTGGATCTGCGCAGCGGTGGACTCGGCGAGGAAGCGCCAGGTGAACCGCAGGCCGAGGTCGTAGAAGTCGAAGTCGTAGCCGAGGGTGAACTTGCCGGGCGACTGACGCTGACCCCGCGGCTCGCCGTACTCGGTGCTGCGCTCGAAGTCGAAGCTCGAGAGCTGCTGGACCTGCTCGGACGGGTTCGTCACCGAGAACGTCAGGAAGTCGACGATGACCTGTCGGCTCCGGTTCATCTCGTTGACGACGTCCTGGAACTCCGAGTAGAGGTCGTTCAGGTCGAAGCCGTCGATGGTCTGCGTGAGCAGGACGTCGCGGGTGTCGTTGTAACCGGCGCGACCGTCGGCACCGGCGATGTCCGACACGAAGCCGAAGCTCCGTAAGTCGAGCGCAGCCAGCTTCATGCCCTTCTTGGGGCGGGATGCGATCGCGCCCTGGGGCAGCGTGTCGAGCGAGGTGCTCATGGGTCAGGCTCCGATCTTGATGTCGATGACGAGGCGGATCTTGTCGCCGGTGTCGAGGGTGTGGCCGACGCGGGTCGCGGTGCCTGCGGCCGGAGCGGCGGCGGGCGTCGTGATCTCGCCGGTGCCGTTGTCGGCGTAGGCGACGCGACCGGTGACGAGACCCATGTCGGGCAGGTTGAGGTCGATGAAGTCGCCGAGCTTGAAGTAGTCGACTCGGGTGCCAGCGAGGCGGGTCTTCTTGCCCGGCTGCATGATGCCCACGACGCCCGTGTTGGCGGCACCGGGAGCGAGGCGTCCGAGGTTGGTGACGCCGACGGCGACGAGCTTGTCGTTGAACTCCGCGTCGATGTCGACGCCGAGTGTCCCGCGAACGGTGCCGACCGTGGAGTCGGCGTGATCGATTCGAGCCATGAGAGGCTTCCTTTCGAGAGGAGTGGGTGGGATGTGGATCAGCCGCGTCCACGCAGCGCGGAGTAACTTCCCGCGAGCTTGGTGCGCTTCTGCTGCTGCTGCTCCTTGGACTTCGGACCGGACTTCGAGGACTTGTCGCCGGACTTCTGCGGAGCCTTCTTGTCTTCGGTCTTGGGCTTGAGCAGGTAGGGCTTGTCCTGGGCGAGCTTGTCCAGGGCGGGCTTGAGCCCGTGGGTGACGCCGTTCTCGTCGATCTCGACATTGCTGAGATCTGCGAGTCGCAGCGCGGCCTCGGGGTCGACCCACTCGTGGTCGGTGTCGCTGAAGAAGGCGTTGGAGTGCGAGAGCTTCTGCACCTGCGTCCGCAGGGTCTCGTTCTCGCTCCGGAGGCTGGTCAGCTCGGTCTTGAGGGCTTCGTCCGAAGTCCCATCCTTCTTGAGCTTCTCGATCGTGTCGAGGGCCTTGGTGAGACGACCCTCGGCGGCGTTGCGACGCTCGACGATGCGGTCGTACTCGGCCCGATCGACCGTGTCTCTCGGCTTGTCCTTGTCCTTGTCTTCTTTGGACTTGTCCTTGTCTTCGTCCTTGTCCGCGTCCGCGTCCTTGTCGTCGACTTCGGTGTCGTCGTCCGTCTCGTCGTCCGCGTCCGCGTCCGTGTCTTCGGGGTCAGCACCGACCAGGACCAGGAGGTCCGTGGGTCGCTTGAGCAGCTCTTCGAGGCGTCCGCCTGTGGAGCAGTCGAGGTTGATCATTGGTGTTCCTCCTGTTGAGTCCTTGGTAGGAGGAACTTTACCCTGAATGGGCTACTTGCCGCTGGAGCGCCAAGGTGGCATGGGTAGCGGTTGAGCGATCTGCGCAATGACCGGGCGGGGCGGAGGCATGAGCTTTTCAGGAGATATGCGTAGCACCTTCGCAACGCGCATCGTTTCTTCAAACCATTCGTCCCAAGAGGCATACTGGACAACGGAAAGACTCGGCTCGTCAATCGGCTTAGGCATCTTGCTCCAATACAACATCCAGCTCTGTGCGGCTTCTCTTGACCTCTTTGTAAACAGTTGAATCCCGAACGCTATAATCGCGTTCTTGCACTGTGTACTTTACTTTTCGGACTCCCATAACTCGGAAATTACTTCCAGGGGGCAGCAGCACTTCTCGTTGAGACCCAGCAATTCCATAGTCTGCGATGTTTGCGGCGCGAGTGCCCTTGGCTGCCATGATGTTGAGCTGATAAGCACCGAAGCCCTCCAGCGAAGACTCGCCATACGAAGTGCTCAAGAATGCACCATCCCTGTATGTACGACCAACAGAGTTCATGATGTCGTCGTCGTCACCAAAAAGCGCGCGGATGTTGTCTTTCTTGACTGCCCGGAACAACATGGTGTCTTGCTTCAAGGTGTTCTCATTCGTGAGCTTGAACAACTCGTCGTGCAGAGCTTGTTGCTTTTTGTTTAGACCGGTCTTAGCAACACCAGTGTCGATTGCCCGGAGCTTGTCGTTGATGTTCTTGGAGGTAGCAGTGTAAGTCCACACGGCTTGCTGCTGAGCAGTAGCGGAAGGATCTCCCGGCTTGACGCCCTTGACAAGGCCCGTGGGAACAGCGATGTCCGAGCCGTCTTTGCTGACCTTGAACCTTGAGATGTCGAATGCAGGAGCTTCTTCTCTTTCGATCGCAGCCTTCCCGAAATCTCCGAATTCTTCACCGTCATCGTACTTTCCATCGAAGAGGTTCTTCATGAAATCTTCTTCAGAGGGCAAGCCCGGGGTCAGGAAGCAGAAGCACAGCGGGTGTGGCTTCGCAGGAACCTCTTCCATATCGTACGGAGAGTTGCTGGCGAGCCCGTCGCACTCGTCGCCCTCGGGATGGCTAGAAGACAAGTTCCAGTCGACACCCTCTACGAAGCTGTGCTTGTAACGCTCGACGGACGCTGCATGGTATGCATTGTTCAACTCAGTACGCGCCAGGCGCTGCGAAGCGTAGCTGACGCCGCCCTTGACATCGGGATTGATCATTGGCGCGATCTTGTTCGCGAGTTGGCGGTGGTTCAGGCCCTGCGCTAGCCCCGAGTTGATGGCTCTGTCGACTAGACCTTTCGACAACTTAGCCGTGTCGTACACCCGCTCGCTGAGAGGCCTGGCCGAGCCGATCTGCCTGCGCACCAAGGAGTCGATGTTGTTGGCAACGCGCTGAGCCTCGCTGCTGCGGATAGTGGCCCGCTTGTCGGGGTCCAGGATGAGGTCTGTCAGGGTTTCCTCATAGTCCGAGACCACCTCAGAGCCCAATTCCGCTGCAAGCTTCTGAGACGCTTGGAGGATCTTATCGAGAGAATCGTAGTTCTTGTCGAGGATGCCGTTGATGACCTTGAGCTGTTGCTCGGCCTGTAGCCGGGTGACCTTGTCGCCGATGCCTCCCCTGGGCGCTCGTCGCAATACTGCGTCGATGTCCTTCTGCGCGTCACGCAGCCCCTGGTTCACCTTGTCGAGCTGGCTCTTTTCGAACTTCAGCTGGCGAACCAGGGGCTTCTTGTCAGCCATCAGGCGTCTTCAGCATCCAGCTCAGCGTTGGCGCGGTCCGCCTCGGGGTCCGCAGCGTCCGACACTGCGTTCAGCGGGATGTCGTAGCCGAACACGGTGCGGAGCTGGTCGCGGAAGTAGTCGTCGTCGATGATGCCGGTGTTCTTCAGCTCCAGCAGCTCTTGGAAGCGGGCGTCCCGGTCGAAGGGCATGCGCAGCGACGGATCGGTAGCGCTGCGGAACACGATGCCGTCCATGTTCACGCTCTCGTACTGCGAGAACCACTGACGCAGATCGTACAGAATGTGGTTCCAGACGCCGTTGATGGCGCGGTCCTTGGCATCGGCTTCGTCGAAGGCCGGAGACATCTTGATGCCCAAGGCGACGCCGCTGAACTGCCCCTGTGTGGTGCCGAGCGCGACGTCGTTCACGCCCACCGTGCCGTATGCGCGCTCTTCCATCATCTCGATGTGCGTCTTGGACGGCTCGATGGACTTGACACCCTCGATTCTCTCGAACTTCTTGCCCTGTCCGACCTGGATGACGCGCTTGGCTCCCAGGATCCATGCGACGGCGCGCTTGGTCACGGGGTCGATGGGTGCACCAGAGTCCGTGACGTACATGCCCTGCCCGGCCATGGCGAGAGCCTCGTCCTGGTCCGACGCAGCCTGGTTGATGCCGACGAGAACGTTCTCCACACCGGCAAGGTCACTGTGTCCGAACGGGTTCGCGGTCTCCTTGTTGTTCTGGATGAGGTACAGAGGTAGCTGCGTGATGCCGTCGAGGGCGATGGCGTCCTGTCGGACCTCCTTGATCTTCGCCTCCTCAGTGTCCCAGCCTTCCAGCTCGTACACGACGTTGGAGTAGGAGATGTACTCTCCGGTCTCACCCAGGTCGTAGCTGTCAGAGGAGGGCTTGAGCCACTCCTGCACCTTGACGAAGGTCTCGTCTTCACCTTCTAGCGTGATCTGCTCGACGATGCGGCAACCGGTGACGCGACCCAGGTCGTTCGGGTCGTCCATGACGGGGAAGTACGTCCGGGGATCGATGGGCTCCACCGATATGCGAGATCCCTGCTCCTTCTCGGGGTCTGCGCTGATGTACCACACCCAGTCACCCCGGCGGAGCCAGGGGCGGATGCCCGCTTCGAACTCTGCCAGCAGGTTCTCTCGCACGAACAGGTTGTCCATAGCCTGCACCGCAGCGAGGTTGGCTGCGATCAGCTCGTCCTGCGTGGGCTGATCATCCCCGGGCTGGATGAGCTCAGGAGGCATCGACACTGTGTATCCCCATCCTCTGCCCACGTAGCGCGCCATGGTGTTGACGAGGCGCTTGGCGGTGGGGAGGAGCTTGGGGTCCTCGTTGGTTCCTCGGATCATCATGTTCAAGACCGAGGGGCTGTTCTCATACAGGTCGTCGTACAAGTTGTACGCAGCCAAGCGCTGCTGGTCGTACTCGGAAGAAACCCACTTCTCCACGTTCTCCGGCTGCACGTACGGCATTGCGCTCGCATACGGTGTGCGTGTGATCTCGTCGGCCATGTGCGCAATCCTACTCTACGGGGCTACTGAGACAGATGCCAGCTCCTGCAAGCCAGATCCGTCATAGGTTCTAAACGCGCCGGGCTGAACAGCCGACCCGTCGTACATGCTACCGACCAAGGACGCCGGAGCAGACCAAGAAGCGGGCTTCTTCTCGGCAGTCGATCCGTCGTCGATTACCAAGGAGTCGAATGCACATACGTGGCCCGTGTTGGGGTCGCTATTGATCCAGCCGAGGTCGAGAGCGCTGAAAACGCCGGTGCCGTTGAAACTCAAGGCTCCCGCTGTCGCCTCGATGCTAGCTGCGAGCGCCCTGGTGGAGGCTTCGTAGAATCGCAGTGATGCCGTGCCCGCAGTAGCGCTTGCGATAAGCGACATCCAGTACATCTTGGTCGGAGTCAGCGTGCCAGTGGCAGCAACCTCTGGAGCGCTAGTGCCCGACCCTCGCAGAGCGAGACGTCCGTCCGCTCCTAGCAGCACTCGCATCGCCGGTCCTACGGAGTTGCGCAAAGAAGCGAAGGCATGGAAGGTCTTCGTCGGAAGCTGGTCGATGCGCATTGCAGTGCCAATTGACATCTGGACATTGCTGGCGCTCGGGGTGAAGCGACTGATAGTGGTGGTGGCTGAAGCCACTATTGCTTTCAGCCCCGTGCCGCCTTCCAGAGCGGCGTCTGCAGCAAAGCTCCATGTGCCGTTCGCTTGCTGATTTGCCCCGGTCAGGCTATTGGCATCGCCCGGAGCGATTACTCGACCGTCGACTCCCTCCATGGGGAACTTCTTCTCGGTCATCAGCTCGACCTGGTGAAGACCAGCGACTCGGTAACCTGCTCACCAGTCCGAACAGCCCCTCCCACAGGGAGGATTGCCACCGGTGTGTTCTCGACAGGCACTCCAAGCTTGATGCGCAAGACCTCGGCCATGTACGCGTGCCCTTTATCGTTCTGGTGCAAGTTGTCGGCGTCGACGATGTCGAGGATGTCGTTGCCGAATTTTGAGGTCGGAGGCACACCCAGGGGAAGGTAAGCGTCTGAGATGTCGAGCGCGAAAACGGTGCCGTTGTTCTGTGGATCCGCTGCGATCTCGCGCATGGCAGCCGCGTACGCTGAACCGGCATAGGTGTATGTGCCATCCCACGATTCATAGCTGGTGAGCAGGATATCGATCGACGGCCCGGGCTGCCCGGCCTTGAGCTTTGTGATCCATCCCTGAACATTGACCTTGGATGTAGCTGGGGCTATGTTGTTTCGGCGATCGTTAGTCGTCGGGAAGTGAATCCGAACATTGACACCGAGCGTGTTGAGCTTGGTCACGTCCGCGTCCGAGATGTAATTGGCCGTGCCAG